AAGTCGTATTTCCTGCAAGGGGCGGACGGCGAATTGCAGTTACCCCAGAAGGAAGTCCTGAAAATGCGGACGGAGAACTTGTTCTGTTTCAGTGTAACGCTTCCCCGCTGGCTGGCGGAAGACCGGGGATTAGTAGCTTGCGTCACCCCTGAACTGAACGAAATGCCGCCCGTTCGTCCTGAAATGAGTCGCTACGATTGGTATACGCTGATTCTGACAGCGGCGTTTGTGATTGCCAAGGACGAGAAACCAGATTGGAATGCGGGGCTCTTAACACGGAAACTGCTGAGGGAAGACGAATGAAGCCCATAACCAAACGCCAACAAACGATTCTGGAATTTATTCGGTCGTTCATTGAACACAACGGATATTCCCCGTCCATTCGGGAAATCGGCGACGAATTCGACATCCGTTCGCCCAACGGGGTGGCCCGACACCTGAAATTCCTACGGAAATACGGCTACGTCACTTGGAAGGACGGGGCTTCGAGAACATTGAGGGTGTTGAAATGACACGCGACGAATTCTTGACCAAATACCGCAACGTCCTGGAATACTTGAAGGTGGTTTCTGAGGCGTATATGAACCGGGACGACATCTACCGTTTCGTCCAGCAAATAATTAAGGACGTCGAGGAGATGAAGGGTGAGTAAACAACGCTGCGGAACCTGTAAGCACTGGCGGCCGGATGCTGAACACCCACAAGGTAACGATTACGGTCGGTGTGCTGATCCGGACCCATGTATTAAGTGGGACGACGAGACGCACGCGTGGCAATCGTGTGAGCATTGGGAGGAAAAATGCAAATCAACCTAAACATGCAGAGCATCGAGGACTACCAAAAGTTTCTCGCGATTAAACGATTGCCGTCGTATCGGTTTGCCGGGAGGACGGCAATTATTCCTGACGAGTACGCGGATCGCATCGGCGTGAGCAATATCGAGAAATGCGATACCGTAGACTGGACTCCGTCGCCGTTTCTGTTCGATTACCAGCGGGATATCGTTCGCACCGCCATCGAAAAGAGGAAGTACTGCGTGTTTGCTGATTGCGGTCTTGGCAAGACGCTCATTTTTCTGGAGTTTGCCCAGGCGGCTCATAACACATTGTGGACCAGCGGTGGCACGTTGATCGTATCGCCGTTGATGGTCATGTCGCAGACGATGGCGGAAGCGAAGCGATGGTATCCGCACATGAACATCAAGCAAGTGCGTGCCGCCGACTTACAAGGCTGGCTCAACGATTGCGGTGGCCGCATAGGTATAACGAACTACGATGCCTTGACGCCGGAACTGACTCGCGGGCAACTAGGGGCGTTGATTCTCGATGAGTCGTCCATGCTCAAGAGTCACTACGGAAAGTGGGGACAAAAGCTCCTTGAGATGGGCCGCGGGCTAGAGTGGAAACTCGCATGCACCGGTACGCCGGCGCCGAACGACCGAATCGAGTACGCGAATCACGCTGTATTCATGGACGCCTTCCCGAATGTGAATTCGTTTCTCGCAAAGTTCTTCGTGAACCGCGGGCAGACGCAAGAGCGGTGGGTTCTAAAGCCTCACGCACTAGAGCCGTTTTACCGAGCGTTGTCTCACTGGTGCATCTTTCTCACGGACCCCGCGACATACGGTTGGAAGGACAACGCGGAAGGCATCCCGCCGATTCGGATTCACGAGCATCTGGTGCCGATGACCGACGAACAAAAGGAGCTTGTCTACGAGCAGACCGGTCAGCTCATCACGAATAAGATCGGCGGAATCACATCGCGATCTGTATTATCGCAAATTGCGAAAGGCAGCTATCGAGGAAAGCCAATTGAGACGCACAAACCGGCGTTTATCCGCAAACTCATCGAGTCGTGGCCGGATGAGTCGACCATTATTTGGTGCAAATACAACGCGGAGCAAGAGCGGCTGGCTGCCGAGATGCCGGATGCCGCCTCGATCACTGGGGCGACACCGCACGACAAACGGCTCGAACTGATCGACGCATTCAAGGCCGGCTCAATCAAGACCCTCATCTCGAAACCGAAAATACTCGGGTTCGGTCTCAATCTCCAGGTGGCGACCCGTCAGGTATTCTCCGCGTGTGACGACTCCTACGAAGAGTTCTACCAGTCTGTCAAGAGGTCGAACCGCATCGGCTCGACAAAGCCGCTCGACGTACATTTGCCAGTGACGGACATCGAGCGGATTCAAATGGAAAACGTACTCCGCAAAAAGGACATGATTCTCGCGGACACATTGGAACAAGAAAGGATATTTAAACGTGTATCAAAGTGACTTATGGACCCTTCACGAGGGGGATTGCATCCCGTTTATGCACGTTGCGGACCGAGCGTGCTTCGATATGGCCGTGTTCTCTCCACCGTTTCCGTCGCTCTATGCCTACACTTCGGAGGCTTGCGACATCGGCAACAGTGAGGAATTGCGTCATGAGGCGAAAATCCATCTGAGCTACTTCTATCGCGGACTGGCCCGAGTACTCAAGCCGGGTCGCGTTGCGATGGTCCATGTAATGCAAATCCCACGCCTAAAGCGGAGCGGTGAAGTCGGGTTGCACGATTTTCGTGGGTTGAACATCCGGATCGGGGAACGTGCCGGGCTGGTCTACGAGTACGATTGGTGTGTCCGAAAGAATCCACAGGCACAGGCAATCCGCACGAAAAGCCGGGAGCTTCAGTTCGTTGGGCTGGAGAAGGACCGGGCAAAGTCTCGCGGCGCCCTGCCAGACTACTTGATTAAATTCCGGGCGCCGGGCGAGAATAAAACGCCGGTCGATTCCGCGGATCAAGTCAGCCGAAACAACTGGATTGACTGGGCCGAGTGCTGCTGGATGGACATTAAGGAAACCAACACGCTCAACGTCAAAGAAGGTCGCGGAGAAGACGACACGAAGCACATATGCCCATTGCAACTCGACGTCATTCGGCGGCTCGTGCGGTTGTACAGCAACCCAGGAGAGGTGGTATTTTCCCCATTCACCGGCATCGGCTCAGAGGGCTATGTGGCGATCCAGGAGGGTCGCCGATTCGTGGGATGCGAGATAAAACCGGAATACATCGAGGCCGCATGCAAAAACCTGGAGCGGGCCGAGGCGACGACGACGGATCAACTGACGCTGTTTTAGGAATGGAAACGAAAAGGAACTGAAATGAAAATTATCACAGGAAAACGAAAGAGACCACGCCGTATTCTGCTTTACGGAACGCATGGGATCGGGAAGTCGTCATGGGCGGCGAAATCGCCTAGACCGTTGTTCCTTCAGGCAGAAAGCGGACTGGACGACATCGGAGCGGACAGGACTCCACTGCTCACGCAGTTCTCGGATGTTCCACGCGGCGGAGAGCGAGATCAGTCCGTTGAATATTGGCTGAACTGCCTGATGCACGAAGAACACGAGTATAAAACGGTTGTGATCGATACCCTCGATTGGTGCGAACGACTAATCTGGCAAGAGGTGGCAAACGACAATGGAGTTGAAGTCGTTGGTGACATCGGATACGGGAAGGGCTACCAGCTTACGCTCACGCATTGGAACCGGTTGCTTGATACACTCGATACGCTACTTGAAAAGCGGGGCATCGGAATCATTCTGCTGGCGCACTCAAAAGACGTAAGGGTTGAGCCACCTGATGGCGACACGTACACGCGATACGAGCCTGATCTTTACAAGAATGTTGCACCGCTACTGCAAGAGTGGTGCGATGAGGTCCTGTTCGCCAATTATGAAGTCAATCAGATCGCCAAAGACGAAGGATTCAATCGGACCAGACATATCGCGATTGGCGGTGAACGAGTCGTCTACACGCGAGAGATGCCGGCTCATCTCGCAAAACGCAGAATCGATATGCCGGATAAAATTGCCTTGGAGTGGAACACCTATGCCGGATACGTGAAGGCGGCCTACGCTGGCGCGGAACCTGGCAACATCAACGGAATTGTCAAGGACGGTTCTTCGAAACCCCAAAAGAAAGAGAGTGAGTAATGGTAGAGTTAAATTTCAACGCGAATGAACATGAGCCGCAATCCTTTGACGTACTTCCGCCGGGCGAGTATGAAGTATGCATCACTGGCTCTCAGATGAAACCGACGAAAACTGGCGGCGAAATGCTGGAGCTGACGCTTCAGATTCTGAGCGGCGAATACCAGAATCGAAAATTGTGGGATCGCCTAAACCTGGTCAACTCGAATCCCGAGGCCGTGAAGATTGCAAATGGGACCCTGTCGTCCATTTGCCGTGCGGTCGGTGTGCTCACGCCAAAGGATTCCTCAGAGCTGCACAATAAGCCGCTCATTGCGAAAATCGCCATCCAGAAGGCGACGGAGAAGTATGACGAGTCGAACAAAGTGAAGGCGTACAAACCGCGCGAGCCGGTGAACGAGCGGACGCAACCGGACGCGATGCAACCGGCCGGAGACAGTGAGCCTGATTGGGGTTAGACCGTGGAGCTGCGAACGTATCAACGCGAAGCGGTCGATGCGGTCTGGTCGCACCTCTGCTATCAGCCGGGTAATCCAGTGGTCCACCTGCCGACAGGAAGCGGTAAGAGCCTAGTGATTGCTCGGCTGGCAGAGGAGGCGGTTCAGAAAGGCGGGAGGGTGATTGTCACGGCGCATCGCAAAGAGCTATTAGAGCAGAACGCCGACAAAATCCAGCGACTTGCGCCATCGGTCGATATTGGCCTCTACTCAGCCGGGCTGAAAGCGAGGGACACTGACCATCCGGTGGTGGTCGCCGGCATTCAATCCGTGTTTAAGCGGTCCGCCGAATTCGGCAAGCGGAATCTCGTGATTATCGACGAGGCACACTTAGTGCCATCAGACGGTGACGGGATGTACCAACAGTTCATTGCTGGACTGCGAGAAACGAATTCCAAGGTTCGTCTGACCGGCATGACGGCAACACCATACCGACTCGACTCTGGACCGATATGCCGGCCTGATGGAATCTTCCAACGAATCTGCTATTCGGCTCCGATTCGCGAGCTAATCGACGCGGGATACCTGACGCGGCTCGTGACGTCGCCGGTGGAGCATTCCGTCGACACGAGCGGGCTGCGCGTGCGTGGCGGAGAGTTTGTCCTACGCGACATGCAGGTAGCCTTTTCTGGGACGGACGTCACGGAGGTTGCGTGTCGTGAAATCATTGAGAAGACACGAGACAGAAAGTCGGTACTTGTATTCTGCTCTGGGATCGAGCACGCGGACCGAGCTGCCGAGACGCTCGAAAGGATAACCGGAGAAGCGGTCGAAGTCGTCACTGGCGACACACCACCTCTCATGCGTGCGAGTGCGCTGGAGCGGTTTGCGAAACGGAAACTCCGATTCCTCGTGAACTGCGATGTGCTAACAACCGGGTTCGATTCTCCATGTATAGATGCGATTGCGGTT